GGCACGATCCGCCACCAGGGTGCCGTTCACCAACAATGCATCCTGTGAACGTGACAAGCTCACAGTTGCCACCGAGACAGGCTTGCGATCATCCGCCAGTCCAGGAGCGGCGAATGACATCAGAAGAACAACCCGGAAGAGAAAGTGAAATGACAGGGACAGTGACGGCATAGGTGTCCTGTTGGTTATTTTCAGATTCAATGTCGTTTCGTAGTCTAGCAGGGCCAGAGGCAAGTCCGGGTGAATCGCGGGCGTAAGCATTGTACGTATCCACACTGAAACAGGAATCAGCGTGGCTACGCATAATGTATATTATGTTCAATAGACGACTTTCATAACCAGAGGGCAAAATGGAGCTTTTAGGCTTACTGTGATGGACGAATGCTCTTCAAAGATGTTGCTTTTGGCCTCTCTGTTCACGAACTCTCACAGATAACCTACCGACACCCCTCGACGATCCGTCGATACCTCAGATCCAACAAAGCCCCGCCCCACGTTTTGCAACTCGTCAGCCTTTACCGGGCTGGCCGTCTTCCTTCAATGCATAAGAGCTGGCGCGGCTGGCGAGTAGATGGTGCCTGGCTGATCGACCCGGACGGGAACCGTTACCGAGCGGAAGACGTGCAGAGCCTATGGGCCGTGAAGCAGTTGCGCCGGGAGCTGGAAAAACTACAGGGGCAGCCGGTGCAATTCCTGCTTAATCTATAGGCATGGGCTATCCGACAGACGGTATTGCAAAAATAAAAGCCGTTTAAATTCATTAACTTAGACGGCTTTTATTGATTGTCAATAGTTTTTTTGCGATAGGTTTTGTTTATTAAGGCGGGGCGTCAGCGCGCAAGGGCAGTTAAACGAGTTTCACGGGTGATTTCAATAGCGCGCTGTAGCCGGTCTATGGATGTATCAGGTTCATCATCGGACGAGCGCGGGGCGGGCTCGCGCGCGCGCGATCCCCCTCCCCGCTCTCGATTTTCTTCATGCATATGGTCAAAGGTTCCCTGCTTTACATGCTGCCGGCAGACCTGATCACGAACACCATGAATAACGGTAGCCTGCTGGGTGAAACACTGGCAGCGAACTTTAGAAGCAATGCAAGCAGCTACACGAGGAACTGATTTAACCTTTGTAGCGGCATCATTGTAGAGAGGTGCAGTGTATGGAATGCCATCTATTTCAGGAATTAAAGCGGTAGACCAATCAACATCACGACGGGAAGAAACAGGACTGATAGCACTTGTATTTAAGGATAAAGAGGACTGAGGAGCCGATGAAGACAAAGAGTCTGGACGATGGGTAAGACCTTCTTTATCACCTGATATCACTGAAATTAGCCAGTAGACACAAAAACCTACGAGACCCAAAACAAGAGCAATAAGCACCCACATTTTAATGACACCAAAGGGAACTCTTGACTTATGAGTGTGGATTTCAGCCGATTTATAAAGCGGATAAGTACTAGTGTCCAGGGGGATTCTTTTTTGGGTGCAACTGAACTTTAACTCTTTAGTATCACTGGGGTTTACAAAGCCAGAACCGGAGTGATAACGAATGGGGCGTTTAGTGCCAAATGGGCGTGAATAGTGGTGATGTTCATTGCAGATCTTCCTAGCATGAGTATGAAGAAGCATTGGATGCTGAGTCATAAAAATAACGTCATAACCTTTATGGCGATGCTTTTCCAATGCAGTTAAGCCAGAAGGAACAGGAGAGCCAGCAGGCCTTACAGGCCAGATTTCTTGAGCTTCATCAATAATGACAATTGCACCTGATGGGCAATGATCAGGCCAATCTCTAGCCTCATCATCTGAAAGCTGTATCCATCCAAGCTTAGATTTACCCTCGTCAGTGAGGGTAATTCCACGGTAGTAGATTGGACGATCAGTAACAGACTTGAACTGACTGATGACATTAAGCGTTTTGGATGATCCGGGAGCCCCAGTGACGATAAGGAACATTATTTAAACCTCATTCTCTTGATAGTCCCACCTACCCCCTTTAGGAATATAGAAGCTGCATAGGAAGACAAAACTAACGACGCGAATACATCAAAACCAGAGAGCCCTATAAGCCCAGCAAAGTCAGAAGGCAAGCCGGTAAAGTGATCCGCAATGAGATCGATAAGACCCTGGAAACCAATCTGAACACCCTGCATAACTACAAAGCCAACACCCAAGGCAAAGAGAACACGACCAACAACAGAGATAAGAGTGCGGCCTATTACACCAGCGCCTAGAACTGCGAGTAGCGGTAATGCCATGTTATGAACCTCCGATAAGTGATCGACCGATGATAAGGGCAGCAGCGAACCAACCGAGTGCGACAATGACAGGGTTGACCATGGATAGGACTTGGCAAATTGGCTGGTAGGTGAATTGGAATGTTTCGCCGAATACGGAATAGCTGATATCCGAGGGGCAAGAGCCAGAAACAAAGCCGGAATCATCCAGCATGTCGACGGCGTCACTGAAAGCTATGTTGGTATCATTTGGACCACCGGCACCACCGGAGCCAGAGCCGGGAAGCTGGTTTGCTGGATCATTGGGGTCTAGGAAACTTTCCCCTTCATTGGTTATAGGGGCGCGGTCAGAGTCAGAGCCGTAGAGCTGATCAAATTGCTGCTTTTCCTCGCAACGGTGATGCCAGTTGTTGAGATAGATGGCGCACTGAACCGCATCTAGCTCAGAGCTGCATTCCGGTTCCTGAATCTGTGAACCGGGATTGCATGCACCCTGGGTGAATTCGGAGACAGGGCCCTCCCCTTCTTCCTCGTCTGGAATGCCGTTGCCATCACGGTCAGGATCTTCACCATCAGGAGTACCGTCACCGTCGGTGTCCGGGTTTGTAGGGTTGGGGTCTGACCCATCAGGTACGCCGTCACCATCGGTATCAGGGTTTGATGGGTCAGGGTCTTCACCGTCTGGTGAACCATCACCGTCAGAATCTGGCGGGTCTTCACCTTCATCAGGGGTCTGGCAGTACTTCTTTCCGTCGATAACGGTGTAATTTGGGCAAGGGCTATCATTGGGGGATTCACAGTATTTCTTACCGTTTGCCGTTGCCCTGTAGCAACCATCCTCGTCGGTGAAATCGTCAAAAGGCCGGGATGATGTGCCGTTTTCATCATCACAGTATTCACCGGTGCTGGTGTAGACCGCGTAGCAGGAGGAAGTCCCATCGTTTAGGAAAGCGCATATCTGCTTTTTCGGGTTCGAGAATTCGCAGTTTGAGTAGCAGGTCTGGCCCATCAGGTAAGAGACAGAGAGGCCCATTTCTGAACCCGCAGGAATGGTGCACTCAGCTGGCGGGAGTGAACCAACGCAGACCAGTGAGCCGTCTTTATAAGCCAAGTATAGCCAAGGACTCTGAAAACAGTAGTAGGTCTTCGGATAGGCAAGCTCACCCGGGTTGACTGTGTAGACACACATATATTCTTTAGTGCCAGCGACGGTTGCACACCAAGTCTCAGCCTCTTCGGCAGTTCCTACGCTGAACCCTCCACCACCAGCCACACCGTACTGATAACTTGATGTATCAGAAGGTACGGTAGGAGGGTTAGTGACCTGAGCGGCCGATGAATCGGTAATTGATGAGAGGAATGCTAAAGCTGTTGCCACAATGAAAAAAGCAACCCTTCTGAATATCTGTGATTCTATTGCGCGGGCTAGACGAGAGAGGATGTAGTGCATTTGTTGGCCGCCATAAGAAAGGGGCCCGGAGGCCCCAGTTTTTTACTTGATGAAGCCGCGAACTGCGTTCCAGGCGGAGCGAAGCGCAGCAGGTGCGAGCAGAGCCGCGCCGACGGTGCCAATCGCTGCCAGAGACAGTGCGAGCTGGGTGGTTACTTCAGTCATGTCCATGGGATATCTCCTCAGTCAGGACGTTGGTCAGTCAGGAAACGGGCAATCATTGCGTAACAGAAGACTGTTGCGAAAATCAGCCCAACGTAAATGAGCAACTCATTAGACTGCTCGTATGTCAGAGGGGGCACCCACGAAAAGTAACCCTCCTCTACCTGCAAGAGAGTCCCGTTACAAGTAACAGCACCCCCTGTGCCCTCTTCCCAAGCCCCGTCACACATCACCACCTGATTCATTGGATGGACCTCGTAAATAGCGCTATGAGTGCCAAAGCGGTAATGATGAAATGAATCCAAGGGCCCGGGTCATTCATGAGTTAATGCTCTACTTAAGCCGCTGCGATTTTCTGTGTGGTCGGGGTGGCTGATTCGATGATCGCTTTATTATCGCGGTCAAGACGAAGCTCAGCGTCTACAGCGACCGGGAATTTGAAGTCACGGACTGACATGGCGACAGCTGGGTCACAGGACATTTCGGAAGCTTCATAACCATGGGCGGCAGCAGTGACACCGCCGACATAGGTTTTATTAAGGACGGTGGCTGTCCAGAAGTCATACTGGTTGCCGGTTTTCTTGGAAGTACCAGAGCGACGGATCAGACCCGCGATAATCATTTGGCTTTTCATAAATTCACCTTTAAGCAGTGCGGACCAGTTCGGCCCAATGGGTTACCGCTTGGCATTCGAGTACCTTGCGGCGGAGTGGGACGACCTGCCCGGTAGACAGGTCGGCATCACCTAGGCCAGCGGCCCGGAGAATCTTTAAATTGCGATACCACGTGGGGCGGCTTTGTAATTCGCGTGCTGCTTCCCAGCCTTCGGACTTAATCAACGCCCAGAGTCCAAGAGCGGCACGGGCCTGCCCTTCCGTCTCTGCCGCAGCCATTACGCGGGTTTTGATGTCGTCATGTGTTTTCACTTCCGCTGCTCCTATCATCCGGCCAAAATACTCATTCCATTCATTGCGGAGAATTGCCGGGGTTACGGTTTGCCAGTCGTGCCGAGAGAACCACTCACGGCCTAGTTTCAGTTCAAGGCGCAACAGCCGATTAGCTGCTGTAATTTGATCTTGGGTGTAGGGGTAGCCCTCATAAGTGGGCTTTTTCATCATGTAGGCGAGGTGGGGGCCTTTTGCGTAAGCTTTGCCGCTGCGCATCTTCGAGCGGTGGGACCAGTAAACGGTATCCCCTGCTTGCTGGCTGACACGATACCGGCCACCCTCACAGCTACGGAGGGTGGACAAGGCAACTCGAACAGCGGCCTGATCTTCAAGCAGGAGGTTTTCGGTCACATCTACGCGAGAGAGCTTCCAGCAGTTAGCCGCCGGCAACTCACAACTGAGCATCTGACCGACAAACAAGGCCATCCGGTTGATGCAACCGGTAATATCCAAAGCCTGACTTGCCCCGGCACCGAAAACGGCGTCACCCTGGGCGATGATCCTAGCCGGACTGCCCTGTATCCAGAGTTCGGAGCCCCCTGCTTTGACGCTAATCGCGTGGGTATCTGAGCGGATAGAGTCCCATGCTGCCGATTCCCACCGTAGCTCACCTGTTTGAGCGTTAATCCGCTGAACTCGATCACCGTAGGCCATAACGATGGCCAGAGCCTCAGAATTAAGGTTTTCGTAAGGAGTTCTGACGGTCACCCAATCAAGAAGCATTGGAACCCCCTTTTACTGTCCGTGTAGACAGTGATTTTGGTGGGAAAGTCTCACGTATGAGACAAAGTGGCGGTGTTACAGGGACCGCCACTCTAAAAACCACCGGCGGGAGCAACCGGAAGGCCGGAGAAGAAAAGACCCCGCCGAACACCTTGGGGGAAGGAACGTAGGCCGGGGGGAAAGCAGAGGCCGTGAAAAGCGGGTTTTTCATGGCACGGGGGGAGGTTTGGGGGGCAGCAAGGCCATCACCCGCGCCAAAGCGGCGTAGAAAGCGCTGAGAGGCGGTTTCTTGGTGTTCTGTCTCTAGGGGTCGCCGGGGGCGCGGTTTCGGCAGAACGTGGCTCAGGACTCCGTTTTGAGCCCTTTCCTGCTGCCTGTTATGCCCTTCGGGCATGGGGTCCGGGGTATCTGACCGGAAATGCGCGATGCAATCAGCGCACATGCGGAACGGGGCTTTGTACGGCGGGTGGCCGCAAATCGGGCAGTTCTTCATGCCGGGCACCCCTCAAGGTAGAGGGCTGTGGCGTAAACGGCGGCGACTATGGAGGCCGCGAAACAAAGCAGTGCCAAGCGGATTATCTGTCTTTCGTTCATGGTCTTCCCCCCTGGAAGTGAAAATTTTGACTTCCATAGTTCAGTTGCTCTGAACCAGTTAAGAGGCTTTTTACCTTGCAGAGGGAATTGCAGTCAAGAACAATTGAACTACCTCACAGGAGACACCAAATGACGCCGTACGATCTGATTGTAAAATATCGGGAAAAATTAGAACTTCCGAGCGATTACGCAGCAGCGCAGAAACTGGGCCTGTCAAAGGCTGCTATCTCTACGATCAAGGGTGGAACGGGGTTCAGTAACGAAACTGCTTGGAAGGTTGCAGAGGTCCTGGGCATGGACCCGGCTGAGGTCATTGCAGTATGCGAACTAGCACGAGCAGAAAACTCACACGACGCTGAACGGGTAGCGATATGGAAGCGGCGATTTCAAGCGGTAACCCATTCAGCAGCAACGCTTTTCGGAGTTATTGCTATCCCCTATTGGGCAGAGGTAGCCGATAAATTCTGTATATTATGTTAAATAGAAGAACAGCCAATATAACGGGATACTTCAGGAGCAACCAAACCCAAGGGAAATCCGGATGATGCCCCTCTACCTCAAAT